ACGGTGAGGGTGACCTTAGACTTAGGAAGATCCAAAGCAAAAAGACCATTATCCACTACTTCAACTCCTTCAGGAAGCTCTTTAAAATCAGTAGTTGTAATTTCATTTAAATCAAAAGTAGTGTCAGCCTTCTGATAACAGGCGGGACACGTGGTATTAACCTGGTAGAGGGGGCCGAACCCTGTAATCCTTGCCGCAATTAAAAGAGCATTCTTATCTCCCAATAGGAGGGTTTCCACTCGAATATTTTTATCCACAATCAACGAAGAAATCATCCGATTAATGGCCACACCCTTTTTTAAGAGTGTTTCAGAGGTAAGAATATCTTCCTCTCTGGCCGTCATATGCTTAATTTCAACGGTATCTGTCTGGTACAACGGATGGTCTTCGGGGTAAAAGAGACCCTGACTGGGCAATTCTACAAACTCTGTGGGATTAACAAAGGAGAACAAGTCATGGGTATCATTGCTGACCGCGGTGGCGGCATCAGACTGCGGCTTCGGGGCTTTCAGACGCCCCGCATTATTTCTTCGTGCCACAAATCACCTTCTTTCTTTTATTCAAATTAGGACGCGGCAGCAGCGGAGACCGCGGGACCAACTTCATAGTCAGCCCAATCATACCTTATGGAGACCTCAATATTAAGTACTTCATCACCACTATAGTCCAGATTGCCAAAACTAGCCTTCGTCAAGAAGGAGTTATTCAAGACCCATGTTCCGATGAGGCCCCCCTGCCCATTAATTTCCTCGATCACAACATTTCCGATGGCATCAATCGAATTCTGCTTGTTAACTGTTCCGGGGGCCTGCGCAGGATTCGTAAACACATCTTCCTGGTCCGGCGGCATTAAATAACCGGAGCGCGTCAGTGCATCGATGAGTAACTTATTACCATCGGGATTCACCGAATTAACAATAGTAATGTCAATAGGCTGCCATTCGACCGTTCCGGGATAGTAATAGGTGTTTCCCAGAAACTTATGACTTATCTCACTAATAGAATACGCGGGCTTGCCAGCCATTTTCGCTAAATATTGCTCATATTGAAATCCTTCAGCAGGACTTGCTAAGTTTGGGAGGGTCAGCAAAAAGCGATGCTGTCTCCTTGGTTCTGATAATGCGCTGGTCCAAAATGTCATTAGTCTGGTTCTCCTACAGTTCTTAGTTTAAATAGTAAGGGGGGGAATAAAATCCTTTCCATTTATTAGTCCGCAAACGATGCCCCCGTTCTAGTAATGTTAAAGTCAATGGCAATATATTCGATAGCACGCGTCGGCTTCAAAAAGATTTTAGCATACATAATATTGTTGTCCACCAAATCCGGTGTGGTGGTGGTATCATCCAGCACCACTTTGTAGTCCGACAGCCCAAAATTAGTTTTCACGTTAGCTAAGAACGGATCAACTTGGCCCTTAAAGCGCAACCATGTCTGCTGCACATTCGGGTCGAACAACAGCATAGCTGCTATTTGTGAAATGCGCTTCTTAATAAAGATCATGAGGCGTCGCACATTAATGCGATCCAATGCGCTCGGCGTTACTTGGAGGGTCTTCTGGCCGAAAACGACAATGCCCTCATTGGGGAACTTAGCCAACGGATTGACATTGGCCGCATATAGGTCGTCACGGTCCTTGCGACGCAACTGATGAGCGACGTCTATAACTGGAATTCCGGCTGACCCCTCGGTGAGGCCGCCGCGGTTGAAGCCAGCAGGCGCAAACCAAACCTGAGTCTTACGCTGGGAGCTTGAGAAAGTCCCGATAGCTGCGATGGACGGCGGAAGCCATATAAACGCACCATTAATCGTGTCGCGTGCGCGAACCCACGGATAAAAAGTACACGCATAAGACGAATTAAGATTCCTAGAACGCAGCGCATTAATAATAGTAGTAATAGTGGACTCAGTGTTATTTCGGTCAATGGCCGTCGAGTCCTCGCGAGGCACAAACGCGTCGGGTACATCAATAACGGCTAAAGCATCCGCTCTATCTTCACAGACGCGTACCAAATTTGTCGTTAATGCTTCTTGGGTAAGGCCCGGAATTGAAGCCAAGTTCATTTCAACAACCTCGGGGTCTGAAATCGCGTCGATGGCCTGTCGAACAGAATTAAATACATAATTGGTTTTATCAGTCGGAGTACCTGATAGTGTAGTGGTCCCGAATGGATCCATTGGTGTAATGGCCGTTCCATCAAAACCACCATACAGAGGTACTGTAAAGCGATCGAAACCTGCGGCGAGGACTCCATTGATGAAGTTGGAGCCGGCTCGAGTCAAGGACTGCCCCACTGAGGTTGATTTGGTAAAGGAGCCGCTAATCCAGCTTCCGGCGGAGCCCGAAACGTCATCAAGCGTGAAAGTAACCGAACGCTCTGTAGACGCGGTCATCGGACTGAACATGTTCCCCACAATACCCCCGCGGGGGCGAAGGACGTCAATATTAGAACGATCGAATACAGTGCCCCCGGCCGTTTGAGTGGTCTGATAACCAAAATACGCATCCGTAGGATTAGGCAAGTTGCCTTGAGAAGCTGACGTTCTCAATTCGGGAACTGGATAATAAACTGATGCCGTCAGAGTTGCGCCCCGGAGGTGGAGCATGCGCCCCGCATAACCTACTGAGGAGGTGCCTGCTGCGTTTCCAATGGAATTATCCAGGGCGCCCGTGAGCCAAACGCCAGCCGTGGTGACCTGTGTAATTTCGCCGCCCGTTGCAGCTCCGGCAACACCCATAAGCTGATCTTTGTACTTAACTATCCCGCTGAAACCAAAAGGCAACGAATCAGCAGACGTCAAGCCAGCAGCGCAATCGGAATTCATTTCCACCCGAATATACTGTGAATTGGAGGGGTAATCTCCCTTGTTGATATACCGCCGTTCGGTGGAATCCCATTCGGTGTAGGCGTTTCCAATCTTACGCGCCACATAATTGAGGGAGTCGGGATTTAAATCACAATTATTAAATTGTTCCAGGACGCGCACTACATTATCAGAGTCACCTAGCCATCGTACCACGATGCTAAAAGTTCCATAGTCCGTATCGTCATTAGTAGACTGCTTAATATTTTGAATCGAAATCTTTAGATTTTGGTTGGTCCAGTCACCCGCATCATTGAGGGCCATAATCTTAAAGAGCGGCTTCGAGCTGGGATTGGTACTGGTGCGGCACGCAATAATGTCGGGCGTTTGAGCACCAACAACCGGATTCTGGTGAAGGCCTGCGGTCCCCTGAGTAGCGTTAGACAATCTTACAATAGAGGCAAAAGTGTACGTCGAATTCGTAATATTAGCTGACACAAGTCGATCAAAACTTTCGCCGAGCCAGTAATTTACTCGATTGGAAGCATCAGTGATACTCGTATTGGTGAGCTGAGGATTTGTATTAAACACTTTCCGAATATAGCGCGAACTTGTACGATCAAAATTAAATGTTACCGTCGTTTCTGCCGACGCGCCGGTGCCGGAGCCGGTGAGCACCATCTTAAATTCTTTGCGGGTACCGGTATCGGCAATAATCCAACCAGGGCCCTGCTTGCTGAAGGTGCTGTTGGCCGGCGATCCCGCGGGGGTGGACTGAGAAAGAGCAATGGTACCAGACAAATTAAAGCCTACGCTTGCCGGCGCGTAAAAGATTGCCCCGAGGACTGCTTCAAATTTATCGCCACCGGACGACGGCGCGCTGCTCGCGCCGGCAACAGGCTCCATAACCAAGAGGCCCCAGGCGTTATCTTGGGTCCAACCGGCTTCGCCAGAGCCCACAGTATAGCTGGGAGCTTGGGTGCCCAGGAGGCGCACATAAGTTAGGGGAGAACTGTTACGAAGGTATGCTTGAGCAGCGTAGGCACCATAAGTAGTAGCGGTCGTATTATTACCACTACGCCATACATCGCCACCACCACCACCGCCAGGGCTTGGTGCACCGAAGGTCTGTACATATTCAGCAAAGGAACTAACACTTACAGGGCGCAAAGCAGGCCCCTTTTCCGAGCGCCCTATAATAATTGGGCCAATTCCCGCGGGAGAAGCGGGCGTCTGCGAGTTATCAATTTCATGAACAAACACTCCAGGCGATACAAATCTATATTTTTTAATTGACATTCGTGAGGTTCTCCTATGCGCTAAAAACGTTCAAAACTAAATAGTGTTAAATAGTTGCAATGGTACTATTCTCTATAAAATCCATCTTTGATGTTCCGGGGGATATCGCCAAAAATAGTTCTTTCTCGAGCAAACCGGAATTCCACCGCATTTTCGCGGCGTACAATTTTGGGTTTTTCTTGATTTTCCCCTTCACCGATGAGATATCCCAACACTTCGATATTGATAGTCGTCTCGTAATTCCGCTGATCCATTCCCAAATTAGCTTGGTTCGATCCGTCGCTGAAGCTACCTTCAACAAACGTTTCATAAAAATGTCCCTCATTACTAATGCGTTTGGGGGTACGAGAATTACCCGGTACCGTTAAAAACGGAGAGATGAGCTCGTTTAATTGCTGCTGGTACTCTGTGCGTGCCGTAATTTCATAAACCACTTTCACCCACACGGGCAAAGGAATAGTAATTGTTTCATATACGACTCTCTGGGTGGACATGTTGCGTTTATTGGTATTAAGCATTTTGCTGGCCACCCTTTTGTTTATTCCGAGCCCACGTTTTGCAAAAGCATTTTGAAATTGAGCGGTTTTACGTTGATTAATATGACGCGCTATGGTGATTGTGCCACCTTTCGCATCATTGATGGGATACAAATTAGCATAAACGCTGCCTCGGAAATCTTGTTCCTTTGTAACGCTTGCACGATTAACGGTGATAAGGGGCAAAATCAAAGTTTCTTCCGAGTCGCGGATATCTTTGTTGTGCTTTAGCTGGTAGGCGCGCTCGGCCGTTACCCACAAAACAGGCACTTTCTTGAATCCCTCGTTATTAGTCGTCGAAAGATTCAACTCTTCATCGATAAACTTTAGCATAGCCCCATCTATTGTTTCTAAGGTGGAAGGCGCAACTTCGGTTTCATGGAGCTTCGCAGCTACATCTTTATCGCCAACATAGCTATAACGATCAGTACTGCTACGTCTTCGTATCTCGTCTGCTGTTCTTGGTGTAGAAGCACGAGCTGATTGTGTTTTACAAACCATAATATTTTATCTACCCCCGATAAATCCCAGTGGGAACACTGTCGAGAATTTTTTGTGAGGCGTCTTGAACGGCGGCATCTTTTTCGGCCAATTTGGCATACGTGAGCTCATCAAGAATAGTTTTCAGCTCTTCGCGTAAGGCGTCTTGCTCAGTTTTCGCCTGAGATAATAATTCGGAATGATTTAAAGTGACGGCTTCCCCTGGAATGGGGACCACCGCAAACTTCCCTCGAATTTGGCCCAACATTTCTTTTGTTAATGCCAACCCAAAACGACGAATCCACTGTTTGCCCATAGAGTTAATGCGTCCATAGGGAATATTATTAAAAGGCAATGTATTCATATTGTTAATGCCCTTAATACCATTTTTACCGCGGCCAGTTTCTTCCCACGGCTCGTAATCACGCTCAATACTAAACTGGACCCAAAACTTTTGGGGGCTCGTCGAGTCAGGCCGCGGGAAAATTCTTAGTTTGTTATCAAGTATCTCATAAGAATAGTGAGAAATGCGTGTCCATAAGGCATCCTGATAAGCCATCGCCTGCAGCTTATTCTGCCACACCGGCACAATTTCAAAAGTTGAATCATCGGCATATTGGCCATAGGTTCGAAGATTGCCTACCACCGAGAAACCTCCATAATATCCATAAAATCTCCACATTGCGCGCGGTGTTTTAAAAAATACTTTTTTAACAATTATCCTTTTGTTTTGAACGCGACCGAAGTAATCCGCAGTTGTCTCGGTGAGGGACGAAGCCGATAAAAGGGCTTGTAGATCATAATCTTGTGAAAGTCTGCTCCGGCTGATCGACCCTGAATAAATCGGTGTAGTGCCACCAAAACCACCTTCTGTGGACATTCTTTCCGAGACGCGATGAACATATCCATAATCAAAACGAGGATACCTCAATTCAATATCGGACCCCGATAACGCATGCCCTGAGATAATCTGGCCATCCTGATCAAAAGAAGCGGTGGCTGCTCCCAGGAGCTCTGACAATGAGTTTTTACTTTGGTGAATATTTACAATATACGAATATTCTAGCACCGCTTCTTCGTATGCAGAATATACGTTACCCTCCGTGAGTTCAATATCTAATACATCGCCTCCCAACTTTTTATAAGTATAGGCGACTTGATCCGCGGCGCCGGAGAGAAAAGCAGCAGCGGTATAGATACCAAATGGCAGCGTGGCCGCCACATTCGCAGTACTCCCCGTTGCAGGTAAAATATTCGTGTTGGTCGTGGAAACAGGATTAAGCTTTGGAATAGCCATGAAGGGCCCTCTGGTAGTCTAGTACTAAATAGAAAGCCCCGCCTCAAAAGAGACGGGGCTTTCACTATTTTGACCTTACGTCAGGTATGCTAGTCTTCAAGACCGC